CTATGGGATGGTGACGGTGAAGGGCCCCGAGATCTGGCCTGGCCAGCCCTGCGAGGTCTGCGGCTCGAGGTGATACTCGAGGGTTCCGATCGGCAGACAGCGCTCGGTCTCGGCGAAGAGCACGATGTCATCGACGCTGCCGTCGAACTCGGCGCTCGCCAGCAGCGCGAAGGCGGCATTGCCTGCCGCGGCCTGGATGCGGCCCGATGCGAGGCCACCCGCCGCGATGGCGGTGCCGTCCTGATCGCTGCCGCCGGCGAGGCGCGGGGTCAGGGTGCCGGCGCTGCGGCCCGCCACCACCGCCTGCCAGCGATACCAGCTGCCGGCGGTCAGCGCCTTTGCCTGCGAGAGCGCCCCGGCAAGGCCCGCCGCGTGGCTGGCAACCCCTGCCGCGATGGTCCAGCCATCGCCGGTGGTCCATGGGGCGCTGATCCCGAAGGCGGGCTCCGCCAGCAGATTGATCCGGGTCGCATCGCCGTCCACATGCTCGGCCGAGGACCGCGGGGTCACCGGCCATGGCGCGCCGGCCCGATGCAGGGCGCGGTCCAGTGTTGCACCCGCCGGCACGCGGTAAAGCTGGACCTGCGCCAGCCTGGCGTCGTTCGGGACCGAGAGGATGACCCGGACATGGCCGAGCCCCGCCGTGATGGCGACGGCGCTGTCCGGGATGGCGCCCGGCAGCAGTTCGGCCGTGCCGATGACGATGCTGCGCTCCCCGGCGGCCGGCCCCTCGGTGCCGTCGATGGCGACGGCGTATGCGCGCAGGGTGACGGTGTCGCCGGCGTCGAACGCCGGGCTGGAGATCACCACGGCCGCGCCTGAAGATGCGGAGATGGAATTCCACGGGTTCATGTCGCTCAGGCGCCATTCGACACGCCAGCTGTTCAGAATGGCGAAGTCTTCCGGCGCCGGATGGAGCTCGACCGTGACCGTGTAGGTATAGCCGGTGATCGGACCCCATTCATATTCCTGGCCGCCGGTATTGATCAGCTCCTGGATAGGATGCGCATGGGAGCGGATCGAGACATGGACCGGGGCCAGCGGCGTCACCGACCCACCCAGCACCGTGCCGACCCGGCCGGACCAGTCGGGCGGCACATCGGCATCGGTCAGCGTGTCGATGATCTCCGCCGCCGCCACCATGCGCAGCACGGAAGTCCCGCCTTCGCCTGCCTCGACGCCCTTCACCCGCAGCGCGAGGCTCTCCTGCCCCAGCACGCCGACATGCACCACCGCCCCCGGCGCGGGCATGTCGGACGGGCCGAGGATCTGCAGCAGCCGCGACGGCTCCGCGCGCCAGGCCACGGCGCGCAGCACCGATGTGGTGATGGCGCGGGCTGGATCGGCTGGATCCGGGGCCACCAGCGCGAAGCGGATGCCGTACTCGCTGCCGGCCTCCATCACGATCTCCTCGTCGAGATCGATCATGCTGCCCATCACGCCGCGCACCCGCGCCGCGATCATGCCGCGCGCCAGCACGTCCCACGATGCCATCACCAGATCGCCGCGGGTGGCGATGCCGGCGCGGCCGCTCTGGATCGCCGAGAAGGTGTCGGGGCGGTGGATCAGCTCGTACATCCGCCGCCGGCATTCGCGCCAGACCTCGTCCGGATGGGTCTTGCCGGGCAGCTCGATTGCCTCGATCAGCCTGATCTCGCCCTCATGCCCGGGCCATGGCACGATGCGCTCGGCCGGCTCGTATTCCGCGGTCTCGTCGAGGAACTTCACCCGGAAGGCATCGGGCGGGTCGAAGTAGCTGCGCGACCATCCGAACTCGGCCGCGTTGCGCGGGTTGATGTGATCGACCGCCAGATCGCCGGGCCGGTCGATGACCACGCCCCAGCGGAGCATGTCATGGCGCGGGCTGGCGCGGCCGGCCGAGCAGATCGCGGTCAGCGCCTCCAGCAGCGAGGCGTCATCCTCATGCACCGCGTTGTATTCAAGGCCGCGCGCCGCGCACCAGGCATACCAGTCCGCGATCAGCGCCATGTCGATATCACCGTCTGGCGCCGGGAAGTGGGTCTGCCCGCCCTGAAGCGCGTGCAGATATGCCGCGGCCGGATTGCGGGTCAGGACATTGTCCTGCCAGGCGCTGCCATTCCAGTGCCGCCCATAGCGCTGCACCAGCGCGCTGAACGTGTCGAGCGCGCCCGAGAGCTGATGCGTCGCCCGTATCCTGAGCGCCACCAGCGCCAGCGGCCGGTCGCTGTTGATGGGGTATTCCGGGCGGATCGACTGGATCGCCGCCAGCAAGGTGCGATCGGAGACCTTGGTCGAGGTGCTCTCGTCGGTCATCCGGGTGATTTCCAGCTCCCAGCGGCCGCGCGAGGGGAACACCCAGGTGTGGGAGCGGAAGAACGGCTCGCGCTCCTTCGCGCGGATGGTCAGCGTCACCACCTCCTGCCAGTTCGCATCCCCGGGCTGGCGCTGGCGGATGCGGACCACGACGCTGCGCGATTTGAGATCGCCATCGTCCTCCATCTCGAAGAGCCCGGCCGGCAGGCCGACGATCGCCGTGCAGGCCCAGCAATCGAAGGCGGTGAAGCGCTGCACCGGCGTCTCCTCGGCCGGGCCGCCGATCACATTGCCGTTGTCGTCGCGCGGCTTCGGGCGGGTCAGTTCGGCATTGGCCGCCTCCTCCAGCACCTGGCGCGGATAAAGCGTCAGCGGCGCATCCCCGGGCCGGCCCTCGCGCACCTCGATCTCGACGTCCCGGTACTTGTCGATGCCGGTATCGCCGATCTGGAAGGCCGAGAGGTGCAGCGGCCCGTCGCCGAAGCAGAAGAGCGCGCGCACATACTGATCGTTGCCGACGATCTCGGTATGGCTGGTGGCCGCGAAGGGCGGCGCGAAGCGCAACCGGCCGAGCGGCATCGGAACCGGCCGGTCAGGTCGTTCATCGTTGCGCGGCGCGCCGATGGTGTAGCGGTTCCGGCGCTCCTGCGGTGACGGTGGCTGGGGCATCGGCACCAGCGCGCTCGCCAGCATCTGCCCGACCATGGTCAGCCCGACGGTGAGCAGCCCCCTGGAGACGCCGATGCCAAGGCCTGTCGCCCCCGCGAGCGCCGGCGCCAGCATCCCGCCAAGCGCGAGTGCCGCGACCGAGACCACGATCATCAGGACCGAGCGCAGCGCGTCCTTGCCCGGCACCAGCCGGATCACCACCCGCACCCCGGCCCTGGGCCGCAGCCGGGGCCAGAGCGCCGGGTCGATCGCCGCGGCTCCGGCCGGCGTCACCAGCGACAGCCGCACCAGCGCGAGATCGTCCGGGCAGAGGCCCGGCAGCACATGGCGGACGATCCCGGCAAGCGTCAGGCCCTCGGGCAGGTCCAGCGCGATGCGGCCGGCGCCGGGGTCGATCAGCGGGGCGGCGAGCACGGGGACAAGGCCTGCCGGAGCAGCCGGCGCCGGCGCCGCACGGGCCGGAGCAGTCGGCGCCGGCGCAGCCCGGGCCGGCACGCCCGCGCATCGCTGCCGGTGGCGGTAGATGCCGGTCAGCCGGCCCGACCAGCGCGGCAGGCGGTAATCCTCGATGCGCGCGCCGGTCTCGGACATGTGCAGCATCAGATGCGGCGCGACCAGCACCCCGACATGCGCGCGGTGAGGCCCGCGGCGGAACAGCGCGGCATCGAAGGGCGCGGGATCGGCAACCTCCTGCCAGTCCGCCCAGTCCGGTGCGCCCTCGATCAGCGCCGCGATCCCGGCCGCATCCTCGTCGCTGGCATAACGGCCGTCATGGGCAGGCAGATCGATGCCAAGCTCGGCCGCATGGACGAGCCGCAGAAGGCCCCAGCAATCGGCGCCGGAGGCATCGCGGCCGAGCGGGCGGTAGGGGATGCCGAGATAGCGTGCGCTCCAATGCGTCATCTGTGCAGCCCCGGAAAGCGGTCCTTGGTGAATCGGAGCCCCGGCAGGCTTTCCTCCTCCACCGGCTCGCGGCCGATCGTGGTGGTGACCTCGCCGGCGCTGCCCTCGGCCAGCATCAGCCGCATCCCCGTCGCCTCGAACTCGATCACGTCCGGAGAGCTTGCCAGCACCACCGCCATGTGCACCGTGGCGCGGCTTGTGAAGCTGCGCAGCAGCCGCGCCACCTCGCCCGTCACCGCCTCGATCACGAGGCTGGCCTCGGCCGGAGCGCCTTCCAGATCGCTCGGCATCTCGGCACTGGCGAGGATGAACAGGAAGGGCTCGGTCGCCGGATCGCTGCCGCGCCAGGTGGAGCGGGTGCCATAGATCAGCGGCTCGACCGAGATGCGGTCGGCATTGTCGGTCGAGAGCCGGATCGGCGCCTCCAGGTCCGGATGCTCGACCATGATCAGCACCACCTCGATCTCGGCAGAATGCGCTGCCTCCTGCGCCAGCCTTGCATTGAGCGACACGCGCCGGGTCATGGCAGCACCGTGACGCTGAAGGAAATCCGGAAGCGGACATTGAGCATGGTCTCCACCGGCGTCGTGGATCCGAACAGGCACAGCCACTGCGCGGCCAGCAGCAGCGGCGCGCCGTCCCCGGCGAGGATGGGCACGCCGTCCGAGGTCAGCACCGGCCAGCCATCGGTCGTTGGATCTGGCATCAGGAACGGCATGCTTCCCATCACGGTGACCTCGTCATGGAATGCGTCGAACACCGCCTTCTGCGAGCGGCCGAGATCGATCACCAGCGCCACCGAGCGGCTGACGGAGGACCAGCGCCGGCGATAGCTCGGCGGCCCGGCATCTGCGCTGCGGGCGAGGCGCGGATCGTCGGTCTGGCGCTGATAGCCGGCCCGGTTCGGCCGCGGCAGCTCCGGGGGCCACTGTGGCAGCGTCATCGCCGCGCCCTCGGAAGCCGCACGCCCATGGCGCCCAGTGCCAGGTTCGCGCCGCCGCCGCGCCTGGTCATCGCCTCGCCCACCTTGTCGGCGATGGTGAAGGAGAGCGCCCGGCCGCCGCCCGGGGCCACCGTCTCCTCCATCGCGACGTCGACGCCGCTGGACTGGTCGTTGAAGATGATGGTCATGCCGTCGCCTCCCGTCCCACGCGCCGCGCCCCGCGGCAGCACCCGCTCGCCGCGCTGCAGGATCGCCGGCACCTCGCCGGGCCGCAGCCCGGCCCAGCCGCCGCCATGCATCCGCGGCGCCCCGGCGAAGGCCATCGCCGACACCATCCGCGAGGGAGCCGCGCCGCCGACGCGGCCGCCGGCATGAAGGACGCTCGCGGAGAGATCGCCGAAGATGCCACCCGACACCCCGCCCAGCGCCTGCGACAAGAGCCCGGCCAGCGGCGCGAGCAGGGATTGGCGCACCGCCAGCCGCGCCAGATCGGCGAGCAGCGAGGTGACGAGATCGTTGAAGTCGAGCTTGCCGGTCTTGACGAAGGTGGCGATCGCCTCCTCGGCCGACTGGAACGCCCCGGTCAGCACCTGGCCGATATCGCCGCCGATCTCCCGTGCACGGGCCGCATATTCCGACAGAGCCGCAGTCACGGCCCGCCAGCCGGTGGCGGCGGCCTCTGTCGCCGGCTCGGCCGCTGCCGCCGCGGCGCCGGAGGCTGCGCCCGCGCCAGTCGCCGCGCGCCCGGCCTCGTCCAGCGACGTGGTCAGATCATCCGCCGCCGCGCCAGCCGCGCCCAATGCTGCCTCTGCCTCGCCGGCGGTGCTCGCGACCGCGGCCTTCAGCGCCTCCCAGGCTGCCAGCGGCCGGTTTGCGGCTTCGGTGAGCCTGCCCGCCGCCTCGCGGTAAGCGTCAGCCCGAGCGCGGGCATCGTCGGCCATCGTTCCGAGCCCGAGATCCGGCGCCTCGACATAAGTCCGGGACAGCGCCGCGGAAAACGCGTCCGCCGCCGCCGTGCCTGCTGCCGCGGCCGAGCCCGCGAAGGGGTTGTCGATCCGGCCGAGCTGCACGGGATCGAGGATGCCGATCCGCACGCCGCCCTCACCGACCGCCCAATCCGGCAGCAGCGCCAAGGCCGCATTGAGCCCGGCGATGAACCCGTTGATCCGGGTGACGACCCCGTTCAGCATCGCCTCGACGCCGCCGATCAGCCCGTTCGCCGCCTGGAAGGCAAAGTCGCCGATGGCTCCGGGCAGCTTGCCCCAGATCGCGACGGCGCCATCATAGGCGCCCTGGAAGATCGCCACCGTCCGGTCGCCGAACCGCACCACGCCGGCAAGGGCGTCCTCCAGCGCCGAAAGCGCCGCGGCCGTCACCCCCTCCCAGCCCGCCGCCATCCGGGCGAGCGCCGCATCGAGCGCGAGGCCGATCCGGGACCAGACCTCGGAGGCAAGCCTGCCCAGCATCCGGAATGCCTCGCCGATCCCGCCGACGCTGCGGGCCAGTTGGGCGAACTGATAGACCAGCTCGCCCGCGCCGACGATCAGCGCGCCGATGCCGGTGCGGATCAGCGCGCC